TCAACGCCGTTACCGGGTTTTTCGGGATCTCCAGCCCGTCGAAACTCATGCAGGAGATGGGCGGCCATGTCGGCGAAGGGTTCGCGCTCGGGGTTGCACAGAGCATGCCCGAGAGCATCCCTCTGCCCGAGGTGCCGGCCGCTGCCACTCTGGAGGTCTATGAGACCGCATCCCTGGCGCCGGGGGACCCCTCTCTTGTCGGCGAGATCCAGTATACCGCGGCCATCGAGGAGCCGGCTATCAGTAACACCCTGACAGGGGAGGTCGAATATCACAGTGTGTTTGAGCCTCCGACTGTCGAGGCCATCGGTCAGCAGGTGCTCTATAGCACCGCGTTCGATGTACCAGCGGTCAGGGACCTGACTGGGACGGTTACCTACCTCTCGACGGTCTCCGAACCGGATCTCTCTCCGTTGGAAGGATCGGCTATCTGGTACTCCCGGGTCACCGAGCCGACCATCAAGCCTCTGGCAGGGGACGTGCGGTACTCGTCGGTCATCGCCGGACCGGACGTGCCGGCACTCACGGGGGAACTCATCTACGAACCCGAAGTGCGGGAGCCGACGATCGCCGATCTCACCGGGGCGATCACCTACCTGGCCAAGGTCGTCGAGCCGGTCATCTCCGCACTCACGGGGGAACTCATCTATGAGTCCCGCGTCTCAGAGCCTACGATCGTTGACCGTGCCGGAACCGTCGTCTACGAACCCGAAGTGCGGGAGCCGGCTATCAGCAACACCCTGACAGGGGAGGTCGAATATCACAGTGTGTTTGAGCCTCCGACTGTCGAGGCCATCGGTCAGCAGGTGCTCTATAGCACCACGTACGATGTACCAGCGGTCAGGGACCTGACTGGGACGGTAACTTACCTCTCGACGGTCTCCGAACCAATAGTCCCGGAAATCAGCGAGGAGGCCACTTACAGCACGACGGTCTCCGAACCGGTCCTCTCTCCGTTGGAAGGATCGGCTATCTGGTACTCCCGGGTAACCGAGCCGACCATCAAGCCACTGGCAGGGGACGTGCAGTACTCGTCGGTCATCACCGGGCCGGACGTGCCGGCACTCACGGGGGAACTCATCTACGAACCCGAAGTGCCAGAACCGACGATCAGCGATCTCACCGGGGCGATCACCTACCTGGCCAAGGTCGTCGAGCCGGTCATCTCCGCACTCACTGGAGATCTCATCTATGAGACCCGCGTCTCAGAACCTACGATCGTTGACCGTGCCGGAACCGTCGTCTACGAACCCGAAGTGCCAGAACCGACGATCGGCGATCTCACCGGGGCGATCACCTACGTAGCGACGGTGCTGGAACCGGCCATCCCCTTGCTGACCGGTGCAGTAACCTACCTGTCGGAGGTCCTCCGTCCTGAGGTGCCGGCACTTGCCGGGACTATAGAGTATGGGGCCACGCTCCCCGAACAGGGCAACCTCGATCGTGCGGGAGAGGTGCGCTACACCCCAACGATTGCCGAGCCGGCGATCGATACGCTTGCCGGGATGGTCGAGTACCGGGGGGTTTTAGTGGGGCTTCCTGACATCAACGACCTTACGGGCCGGGCTGAGTTCGGAGGCCTGGAGATCAACGATACGAGGGCTTCCTGGGGGCCGGAGACAGACAATCCCCCTGACCCTCGCATCTACACCCCCGAGCGTGACGCCCTGATGATGGCCGGCTCGACTGCCACGACCTACGCACCGTCAACGACGATCAACGTCACCACTGGATCGGGCGATGCCCGGGAGATTGCAACCGTGGTTGACCGCCGCCTCCGGCAGACGTTCGATCGTCACGCAGAACTTTACTTCGCCCGGCAGCGACGGAGGGCCGCCCTATGAGCAGAGCGAAACTCACCTCGAGCCAGGGCACGGTGGAGTTCGGGGTCGTCTCTGAGGAGCGGCCGGACTACGTCGCCGACATCACCGAGTACCCGATCGAGGGCGGCAACCAGATCTCAGACCATGCCGCCCTACGCCCCGTGACGCTGGCGATCGACGGCGTTGTCGCGGGTCCGAGCGCTGCCGGGGTGCTCGCTACCGTTCGGTCCTGGCAGGAGAACCGGCTCCTCGTCTCCTACTCCGGACGCGGAACCTACCGGGATTTTGTCATCAAGGAGTTCCGGCCGACTGAGGATGTCGAAGTTGGGGACGGGTTCCGGTTTGCGATGACGCTCCAGGAGGTGCGGATCGTCTCCCCGGCAACAATCCTCAGGGTGAAACGCGATCCCGCTCTCCCGGAGATCGTCACAGACCAGCAGACCGCAGCGCAGGTGCAGCCAGTCGCCGCGAAGGGGCGGGAGCAACCGCAGGCAGCGCCGATGGGGCTCCCGGCAGGGTTGATCGGGTCGATCGATGCGCTCAAGAACATCTTCGGGCGCGGACCGAAATGGTCTGATATCTGGGAGGGACTCTGATGCAGATTATCCCGATCGACAAGCGGGCGATCCCCTACCAGACCACGATCCGGCTAGCAGGCGTCTCCTACGACCTCAACTTCTACTACAACCTCCAGGCGGACCGGTTCACGGTCGATCTCTCCCGGGGGGGCGAGGACCTCGTGGTCGGGGAGCCTCTGGTCTACGGCTCGCCGCTCTTCAGCGCCTTCTACGACGAGCGGTTCCCGGGCGTAGCACTGATCCCGCTCGACCCCTCCGGCCGCTCGCAGCGAGTCGGGTGGGCTGAACTCGGCGAGACCGTGTTCCTGTATGTGGTCGAGCCCGCGGACGCAGCGGCGGAGGGGATCATATGAGCGAGTTCTGGATCCGTGAGACTGTAGTCTCCGGCTGCGGGCGAGAGTTCCGCTACCCGGACTACGAGATTCAGTTCCGGGTAGACTTCGCCAAGGGTGGCGATCCGGATCTCGCGGTCATCGAACTCTACAATCTCGCGCCGGAGACGGAGCAGGTCTTCAAGCACGGGGAGGAGATGATTCTCCGGGCCGGGTACCAGGGGGATATCGGGATCGTCATGGCCGGCGAGATCCGACATGTCCGAGTGTTCGACGAGGGCGCCGATCGCATCTGCGAGATCGAGGTCCACGACACGAGCGACGCATACCAGGGGATGGAGATCAGCGAATCCTATGTCCCCGGAACGACCGGATCTCAGATCCTGGAACGCGTCATCAGCATGAGCGGACTGGAACGAGGGAAGATCCAGCTCGTCCGGGACGCGGTATACCCGGAAGGCCGGTCGGTCGACGGAAAGATCAAGGACGTCATCGAGGAGATTGCGGAGGATTGCGGCTCTGAGGTCCACGTCACGCACGGGACGATCCACGTCCTGCCGCCGGGCGGCTGGCACGACGAGGCGGTCCTCCTCTCTCCGAAGACAGGGCTGATCGGGTCGCCGAAACGGATCGAGAGCGAAGACGAGAACAGTGCCTTGCTCTGGGAAGCCGAGTCGCTCCTGAACTACCGTATCCGGGCCGGGACACTGGTGCAGGTCGAATCGAAGCGGGTTAATGGGCTGTTCGCGGTCGAATCTGGTTCGCACGTCAGCGACGGGAACGAATTCAAAACAGTCATGCAGCTCGCAGAGCCGGAGGGCCTATGAGCGAATTCCAGAAGTACATGGAGGAACGCGGGAACCGGGACCTCTCCCAGCTCCACACGGCGATCCTGGCCAAAATCCTGACGTACGACCCGGTGTTGATGCAGGCCGACCTGCAACCCCTGATCCGGGACCCTGAGTTCGAGTATGCCCCGATCGTCCACGCATCCGTCTCCTGCCTCCGGGCCGGGGGGTTCATCATCCGGCCGCCGTATCAGCCGGGGGATATCGTCGTCGCGGTCGTTATCGAGCGCGGGATCGACGGGGTCTTCGCGACCGGAGAGAAGGCGGACCGGGTCGGCGCCAGGAAGCATAGCCTCACCGACGCGGTAGTGGTCGGCGGGTTTACACCCCGCCCCCGGCCGCTACCGGAGCAGCACGGCGAGAAACTGTATATCGGTACGGAGGACGGAGTGAACTGGTTTACGATGGATACCGAGGGAAACATGACGGTTTCAATCAAAGGGGTCTTCAAAGTCGATGCAGCGGAGATCCGGTTGAACTGCGACGAAG